CCCCACCCCCCCCGCGGCCGGGGCAAGGGCCGCCGTCATTCCCTGTGACGGGCCGCCATGACCCCGGATAAGGCTGCTGTCAGGAATGGCGGGGGGCGGCTCCCCCGCGGGGAACAGGGAGCCGGGCGCCCGGCCGGCGGCGCCCATGGACTACGGCATGGAGGCCCCGATCCGAGCGGGCGGGGTTTTCGGAACCATCACACAGACCGCCATACCGGCGGCGGAGTAAGAGGAGGCAACCATGTTTTACGGATTTGTCATTACAGAGGCCGGCAACAATCTGCTGGCCAAAATGGTGGCCGGCGATAAGCTGACCATTACAAAGGTGGTCATGGACAAGGGCACGGCGGAGAGCGCGGAGGCCGCCCGGAAGCTGACCGCCCCCATTGACCCAGGCCCCAACGGCACCAGCACCGTGCCAACGGTGGAGGGCGCCGCTGTCAACATGCTGGTGGAGTATCGCAGCGACCTGAACGGCGGATTACAGGAAGGTTTCTGGATCGGTGGCTTTGCCGTGTTCGGCAAGGTAGAGAACGGGACCGAAACCATGATCTATTATGGGTCCCTGGGGGAGCAAAAGCAGTATGTGAGCGCCTATGTGGAGGGAACCGCCCCGGATGTGCGCCGCTACCCCGTTTCCATCACCGTGACCGCCGGCGTGGAGGTGGAAGTGGCATACCCTGCGGAGGCGTGGATGACCGCCGAGGATGTGGCGGAATACTTCAACGGGACCCTAAAGCCGCAGCTGGAGGAGAGCCTGGATGACCTGATCGACGAACACAACAAGGATCCCAACGCCCACAACGGCGCCCTGAAAGACAAGCAGGACGCCATCAAGGTGGAGGGCCTGCTGAAAGGGACCAAGACCACCGGCGAGGGCGGGGACACCTACAAGGTGGGCGCGGCCAAGCCGGGGACGGATTACCAGCAGCCCACCAACACCCTGCCGGCGGCGGAGGAAATGTCCACGCAGGACTTCATCCCGTTCTACGACCACGCCAGCGGCCAGCACATGCGGGCCACCCTCCAGAGTTTGAAAGAGGCCATAGGCGTACAAAGCCCCACCATCAAGGTGACCACCTGCGCAGGCGCCGACGTGACCTGTTCGGACGGGGAAACCACCCTGGAGGGGACCGGATCCACAGAGTTTGAGCTGCCCCATGTGGGGGACTGGACCGTGACGGCCACCCTGGACGGACAGAGCGCCACCCAGCTGGTGGAGGTGAGCGGCGCCCTGCTGTACGAGGTGGACCTGATGATCACCGAGGGGATCGCAGTCACCACCCAGCCCAACAAAAAGACCTATTACATCGGGGAAGCATTTGACCCGGCGGGCATGGTGGTAACTGCCACCTTTGCGGATGACACCACCAAAAATGTGACGGACGATTGCACATTCTCCCCCGCCACCATCTCCAAGGACACCACGGCCATCACGGTGAACTATCAGCGGGGCGGGATCAAAAAGACCGCCACTGTGGCGGTGACGGTGCGGGTGCTGGCCAGCATTGAGATCACCAACCCGCCCACAAAAACCGCCTACAAATACGGGGAGAGCTTCACCCCGGCGGGCATGGTGGTGGCGGCCCGCTACACCGACGGCCAGAGCCGTGCGGTGACCGGGTACACCTATTCCCCCTCCGGCGCCCTGAAATTGAGTGATACTACTATCACAGTTTCCTATACGGAGGGGGATGTGACCAAGACCACCACCCAGGCCATCACGGTGGCCAAGGTGCTGGACCGGATCGCAGTCACCACGCCCCCCAACCGCACCAGCTACTTTTCCGGTGAGCAGTTCAGCACCGCCGGCATGGTGGTGACTGCCTACTACACCGACGGAAGCAGCGGCGCGGTGACCGGGTACACCTATTCCCCCACCGGCGCCCTGGCCGCAGGAAATACCACCATCACGGTTTCCTACACAGAGGGCGGCGTGACCAAGACCACCACCCAAGCCATCACGGTGACCACCATCAACACCACGCTAAACTCCAACAGCTGGGCCACGATCAAAGCGGTTTCGGATGCCGGAAAGGGTGATAATTACTGGGATGTGGGCGACACCAAGACCATCACCATCAACGGGACGGTGCAGGGCTTTACATTCTCCAACCTGTCCATTGCAGTTTTCATCATCGGATTTAACCACAACAGCAGCCGGGAGGGAAACAACCGGATCCATTTCCAGATCGGCAAGATCTCCAACAAGCTGGTGGGCCTGTGTGATAGCAATTACGGCAACTATGTGTCAAGCGGTTTCTGTATGAACACTGAACAGACTAACCGCGGCGGATGGAGCAACAGCCACATGCGGAAAACCGTACTGGGCAACAGCGGAGCGCCGTCCAGCCCGCCGGCCAACTCCCTGCTGGCGGCCCTGCCGGCGGACTTACGGGCCGTTATGAAATCCGTGTCCAAGTACAGCGACAACAACGGCGGCGGATATGACACGGCCAGCTATGTGACGGCCACCACCGACTGGCTTTTCCTGCTGGCAGAGTTTGAATACCACGGTAAACGGAGCTACGCCAACAGCGCGGAGCAGAACTACCAAAAGCAGTATGACTACTACAAGGCGGGCAACAGCAAGGTGCATTACAGGCACGACAGCACGGGATCGGCGGTCTATGCGTGGGCCCGTTCCGCCTATTCCGGCAGCGGTAGCGGTTTCTGCCTTGTCTATACGGACGGCACGCCCAGCAGCGGCAACGCGGACCGTTCAAGGGCGCTGGCCCCCGGCTTTGCCGCCTAATCGCCGCAGCATATCCGGCCCTAATCCCGTCCCGCGGAAGCGGGCGGGATGACCGGAGCGCAGAAACCAAGAGAGGAGGACACCGCCGTGTCCGTTTTGAAAGAGAAGCGCACCACCAGCAAGGCGGAATATGTGAACACCGCAAACCAGATCTATGTGAAAACCGTGGATTTTCTTTCGCGGCTGTCCGCCCGATATTCCCGGCTGATTGCGGCGGACACCGCCCACCTGGCCGGCCAGGTCATGGACCGCGCCGAGCAGGCAAACAAGATCTTTCCGTCCGACACGCAGAGAAAGGAACTGCGGAAAGCGCACCACCTGGAGGCCCTGGCCGCCCTGTCTGCCCTGGATGTGCGCCTGACCCACTGTTATGAAATCCTGTACTGCAACCCGCAGGGCGCTTTTACAGACAGCAAGGGAAAGAGCGTACCGCCCAAGGAGGCCGCGGAGCGGCTGGACCGCATGGCCCAAGAACTGGGAGAGCTGATCGACCAGGAGGAAACCCTGCTGCGGAACATCATGGAGAGCGACAAGAAACGAAAATAGGTCATAACTGGGTGTATTTCTGAACAAGTGCCGTGTGGCAGGGCGACACTCCGGCGGCGGTCAATGCGTGGACCCGTTCCGCCTATTCCGGCAACGGTAGCAATTTCTGCCTTGTCAATACGGACGGCACGCCCAACAACAACAACGCGGACAATTCAAGGGCGCTGGCCCCCGGATTTTATAGAATGGGTTGAAAGCGGACGCCGGGCGCGTCCCGAACCCGTATAAAAGGAGAAATACTGCCCTGGGTGTAAATCCCTAAAACTGCCCGCTGACGGCCTTACACGGACGCTGCTTGCATGGCGGGGTATTGCGCTATCCCCGTTTCATGTGTCGGGCCAAAGTAGTTTAGACGCGCACCAACAAGACAACTATGCGGAGGGCGAATAAAAATATTATGACCAGCGAGGATCGCCGGGAGGCGCGATACCGACGCCGCCAAGCGCGGCGGAGAAGAAACAGACAGGCCCGCAGCGACAGCCTGGGCGGACTGGCGGGCGTTTTCAGCTATCGAAACATGTTCAAGTACGGAAAAAAGTGCTGCAACGGCGTGCGCTGGAAAGGGTCCACCCATAACTTTGAGCTGCACCTGTTTTCCGGCACGGCCAAGCGCCGGCGCAAAATCCTGGATGGAACATGGAGGCAGGGAAAAACAATCCGTTTTCCCCTGCGGGAGCGGGGAAAGTTTCGGATCATCGACGCCCCGCACATCACGGACCGCCAGATCCACAAGGTTTTCACCAGGGAGGTGCTGGCGCCGCTCTACTGCCCCAGCATGATCTACGACAACGGGGCCAGCCAAAAGGGAAAGGGCCTGCACTTCCACTACCAGAGGTTAAAGGAACAACTGCGCTGGCATTACCGGAGGCACGGGCGGCAGGGCGCCATAAAGCTGGCGGATTTTCACCACTTTTTCCCGGACGCGCCCCACGCGCTGCTGTACGAGCGGCACCGGCGCCTGATCCTGGACCCGGACCTGCGGGAGCTGGCGGATCTGATGGTGGCCGCGGTGCCGGGAGAGGTGGGCATGTACCTGGGTGTGGAGCCGAGCCAGCAGGAAATGGTGGCCTTGCCCTCCTATCTGGACAACTGGATGAAATGCCAGCTGTCCCTCCACGGCATGGGCCACTATATGGACGATTACAACGCGATCCTGGAGAGCGCGGAGCGGGCGGAGGAGGTTCTGGAGGACATGATCCGCCGGGCGGAGGAAAAGGGGCTGACGATTAACCGGAATAAATGCCATGTGATCAGCCTGGACAAGCCTTTCCGTTTCTGTAAAGCCAAGTTTCAGATTTTGCCCAGCGGGCGGATCATCACACACGGGTGCCGGGACGGCATGAAGCGGGCGCGGCGGAAAATGCGATATTTCCGCCAGCAGGTGGACGCCGGGGAAAAGACCGTGGAGCAGGTGGCGGAATGGCTGAAAGGCCCCATAGCCTACTACGAGCAATTCAACGACCATGGGCGGGTGCTGAAACTGCGCCGCCTGTATTACGCCCTGTTCATCAAGGGCAGGAAAACCGAGGAGGAAAAAGCATGTATCGGATTGTAAAAGACGGGGCCGAGCTGGCGCTGATTGAGGCCCCCAGTTATGTGCGGCAGGCCGGAAACGGGTGCTTTGTGCTGTGCCAGGAGGCGGAGGCCGCGGGGATTACCCATAACGGGACCGTGTACCACCTCCTGGGGCGGGAGGCCCTGGAGGGCGCGGAGAGCGTGATCCTGGAGGCGGCGGACGCAGGCGCGGAGATCCAGACCACCAGGGAAAGCACGGCCCAAAACGCCAGGCTATCCGGCCAACTGTCCGCCGCGGCCCGCCTGTATGTCCAGGCGGCCACGGATGTGCCGGACGAAACGGCGCTGGAAATGCCGGATCTGTTCAAAACCTGGGAGGAAGTCCTGGAGGCGGGCGTGACCGTGGCGGAAAATTCCATCATCAACGACGGCGGGACCCTGTACCGCGTTGTGTCCCCCGGCGGGGTCCTCCCGCAAGAACACCAGCCGCCACACGGGGAGGGTATGCTGGCGGTATATCGACCCATTGACACCACACACGAGGGAACCCAGGAGGACCCGATCCCGTGGGTGTATGGGATGGACTGCGCCAGCGGCCTGTATTACTCCTATAACGCCGCTGTGTATCTTTGCAAGGCAGACATGAAGCCGTGCGTATGGGCACCGGGAACCGCCGGCCTGTGGCAATGGGAGGCCGTGGACGCTGGAGAAACGGAGGCGTAACCAATGGGCCGGAGGTACATTGTTAAGCAGCGGGCCAGGATCGACACCATCACCGGCCCGGTCAATCTTCCATACGGCACCGAGGTGGAAGCTGTGGAGGATTACCTGATCCACCAGGGGCGCCGGCTGTGCGCGGTAACCAGCCGAAAGGCCCACCTGTATTTTGCGCGGGATGATGACGGCCAGGGACGGGAGCGGGGTGCCCTGACGCTGGCCATCACCAAGCGGCTGGAGAAGCGGGACAAGGACCATCAAGCCCGATGGGATCGCGTGTGGGAGGATCCCGGGTGCCAGAAGTACCGGCACCCGGAGCATGAGGATCACTTTATATGGGACCACGCATTTTTCGAGGCCCCGGTGGAGGATCTGCGGCACATTGCCGCCCTGATCGGCGCAAGGGAGTGACGGCCATGGACAACACCAAACTGGCGGCGGATCTGTGCGCCATCATCGACAGAATGAATGTGATCATACAGGCCCAGGCCATGGAGCTGGCACAGCTCCATGCGCTCCACCATGAGGAGGAGATCGCGGCAGTCCGCCGGGACTATGCCAAGGCCATCGGGGAGGTGACATTATGACAGCGGCGGAAATCGCAACCGGCGGCGGGATCCTGCTGGCCGTGCTTACAGTGATACAGATCGCCCCTATTAAAATCAATCCCTGGTCCGCGCTGGCAAAAGCCATTGGGCGGGCCATCAATGGGGAAGTGATCGCCAAGGTGGACCAGCTGGAGCGGGACCTGGTGGGAATGAAAGCGGCCCAAGAGGAGCGGGACGCAATCAACTGCCGATCCCGGATCCTCCATTTTGGGGATGAAACCATCCACGGGGTACGACACACAAAAGAACACTTTGACCAGATTTTGAGGGATATTACCACCTATGAGCGGTATTGCGACGATCACCCCAATTTTGAGAACAACACCACGGTGCTGACCTCCCAGCGGATCAAAAATATTTATGAGGACTGCCTGAAAACGGCGGACTTTCTGTGAGGAGGCGTGTGCGCAATGAAAACGCTGCTGATCGCGGCGGCGGCCATGGCCGGAGGTGCGGCCCTGGGTTTTTTCCTGTGCTGGGCCGCCCACCGCCTGACCAGGGGCAACTATACACCAGCCAGGCGCATGGCCGCCGCGAAAAAAAGAAAAATGGGCACCATGGACAAGGTGCTGGTCCTGGAGGCTGTGGTGCTGATCCTCTACACCGTGGCGGATCTGGTAGTATTCTGGCACACCGGGGCGGAGCCGTACACCCTGACGGGGTGCGTGTTCGCCGTGTGCGGCCTGGAAAATGGCGTCATGGGATGGATTAAGACCAACAAGGACAAGGCGGCAGAGGCCGCCAGAACGAGCGGGAGCGGCTACCAGCCCGCCCCGGAGGAACCGCCCACGGACCGGACAGAGCCGCCGGATGTGGGCATTTAAGGAGGTTTTACCAATGACAGAAAACCAACTGCGGCAGAAAGTAGCCGACATTATCAACGCATGGGTGGGTGCCACCAAGGGGAGCGCAAAACACCTGGAGATCCTGGAGATCTACAACAGCCACAAGCCCCTGGCCCGCGGCTACAAAATGCAGGTGAAAGACGCATATTGCGCGGCCACGGTGAGCGCGGCATACATAAAGGCCGGGATCGCGGAGTACACCGGGACCGAGTGCGGCGTGGAGAAGTTCGTGCAGATCGCAAAGGACAAAGGCATTTGGGTGGAGAATGACGCCCATGTGTGCCATGTAGGCGGTGCCTGCGTGTATGACTGGGATGACACCGGAAAAGGTGACTGCACCGGAGCCGGAGATCATATCGGCATTGTGACCCAGGTAAACAGCGCGGCGGGCACCTTTGTGGTGACAGAGGGCAACATGAGCGGCGGCAAGGTGGGCAAGCGCACCATGGCCATCAACGGGAAATATATTCGCGGTTTTATCTGCCCGAATTTTGCCGATATTGCCAAGAAGCTGGGCGGCAGCTCCAGCGGAACAGCCACAACGAGCGGTCCAACTATTTACACGGTGAGATCCGGGGACACCCTTTCCAAGATTGCCAGCACCTACGGCACCACCGTGGACACCCTGGCGGAGATCAACGCCATCCAAAACCGGAACCTGATCCGGGTGGGCCAGGTGCTTATGCTCCAGGACACCCCCCAGGCCGCGGCGGACAAGCTGGAGGCCCTGGGGGTGATCAACTCCCCGGACTACTGGGCGGACGCAGCGGAGGCCGGAAAGGTACAATACCTGGAGATCCTGCTGAAAAAGGCCGCGCAGACCATAACCAAGGCCGGGACCCGCGCCGCCACGCCGGAGGAGGGCGTGGCCGCCCTGGTGGCCGCCGGCGTGATCAACACCCCGGACTATTGGCTGGCCAACTATGACACATTCCCCTCCCTGGACCTGCTGCTGTGCGCCCTGGGCGGGGCTGTGAAATAATTTTAAGGAGGACATATCAATGGAAACCATCATGCAGTACATTCCCCTGGCGGTGTCCGCCATCCTGCTGGCGGCCCTGATCCTGACCGTGATCACCAACATTATCACCCAGGTGGTGAAGAAAATCACCTGGGACAAGATCCCCACCAATATCCTGGCGGTGGTGGTGGCCATGGCCGTCACCCTGGTGGCGTTTTTCGCGGCCTGCCAGGTCATGGGCTGGGCCGTCACCTGGTACATGGTGGCCGGCGCGGTGGCCCTGGGCCTGTTCGTGGCCTATGCGGCCATGTTCGGATTTGATAAGCTCCGGGAGGCCCTGGAGCAGATCACGAACTGGAACAAAGACAAAACGGAGTAAACGGAACCCCGGCACCGTGTAGGTGCCGGGGGCATTTTATACGACGCGGCTGGATATGGTGGAGGCGTCCAGCCGCATGGCCAGATCAATGATCTTTTTTCGGGTGGCGTGGTCCTTTTCGGCGGCGGGGGCAAGAGTGGAACGGACCCCGGCGGGAACGATGGAAAGCGCCCAGGCCACCAGATCCCTTTCCGCCTTTATCAACGCCGCCCTGGCGGACATATCGGCCTTTTGCAGTTTGACGGCCTCCGGGTCCGCCTGGTACTCCACCTCCAGGGCGTCAAAAACGGCGTCGTTTTCGATTTGCCAAAGGCACCGGGCGGGCCGCCCACGCCGGTCCGTGGCGCCCCTGGCGGCTAAAAACGCCCTTTCATGGGCGGAGGCCCTGGCCCCGGCCAATTCGCTGGCCTGCCGGGCCTGATTGTAGGCCCGTTGCTGTTCGCTGTATCTCATAATTTCCTGCCTTTCCACTGGGGAGCGCCTGATCCGGAGATCAGGCGATTGCCTCCAGTTCCATATCTTCAATTTCGGCCCAGGTAAACCCCAAGCGGTGCATATCGTCCCCCACATCGGAGAGGACCACGCTGGCCTCCATGGTGAGATCCGCATAGCACAGGGCGGCGAACATCTTATAGACTTCCACGGCCCGCTCCATGGTGAAAACCTGGATATTGCCAACCATGGCCCCATACTTCCCGTTTTGCTTAATCAACATGATTTTTACCACCTTTCAGAATTTTGCGGAACAACCGCCGGAGCGGGACGAACACCGCCACAAATATCACAAGAGAAATTATAAATTTCATCGTCTGCCCTCCTATTGACAAAACCGGATGATTTGTTTTATATTTGGGGTGCGGGGTTGAGGCCCCGCACCCCTGGCCTTTACCTGTCCAGCAATTTGAGGATTGCCGCTGTGATTAGGCCGGAAACTGTGCCCGCCAGAATGTCGGCCAGGAAGTCAACCTTTCTGGAGGGCCGCGCCGTAGGCTTTCGCCTGCGGCGTTTTTTCTTGCTCATTTCAACCGCCCCCTTTCCTCTTGAGCTGATTACATTATACACTCTATCATGTGTATAAATCAATAGGCAACACACACAAAATAATGTGTATCTTTTTATTGTTTGTGTACACTTTACAATGTGTATATTGCGTGATAGAATAACAGTGAAAGGACGGGATCGAAATGGCAATTAGCTATCAGGGCGCATTTGAGAAAATGAAAGAGGCCGGGATCTCCACATACCGGATCAGAAAAGAAAAAATAGTATCAGAGGGAACCCTGCAAAGTCTACGAGAGGGGCGGCCTGTTTCAACTGAAACCATCGAAAAGCTGTGTCTGCTGCTGGACTGCACCCCAAATGACATTATGAAGATCACCCGCTGACGGTGGGGCATAGGATTGGAACCGCCGCGCCCCAATGAATAACCCTGCGCCAAAGGGCCTATAATTTTCTTGTGCTGAATATTACCACGGGTTTTGACGCCGGCCTGTGTTAATATCAAGAAAAATGTGGGCCATATCCACAACGGAGGGGCGCCGGGTGAAGTTTTACGAAATCAACGGGAAAAGGAATTTGTGCGGGGACCGGATCCGAGAGGCCAGGCAGAAAAAGAGGTTTTCCCAGTCCGAACTATGCAAACTGCTACAACTGCGGGGGATCATGGTGGAGCGGGATGTGATCAGCCGCATGGAGAGCGGGGCCAGAATTGTGACGGACTTTGAAGCCGTGGCCATTGCGGAGGTGCTGGAGGTCCCCGTGCTGTGGCTGCTGGGCAAAGAATAGGCCGGCGTGGTAGAAAGAACCACGCCGGCCTATTGTCATATTACAGAGAAAGAGAGGCCGCCCCATGAAGGGATATAAGCACTTAACTGCCCATGATCGGAACAAAATGGCAAAAATGCGAAAAGAGGGCGCAACCATGCGCCAGATCGGCGCGGCCCTCCATGTGAGTGCGGCCACCGTCTGCCGGGAGCTAAAGCGCGGCACATACACCTACCTGAACGCGGATTACATCGAGGTGACCGAATACATCCCGGAGCGATCACAAAAGAGGTACGAGGCCAACCTGGAAGCCAAGGGGCCGGGATTGAAGATCGGAAACCATAGGGATTATGCCGAAAAGCTGGAGGAGCTGATCGTGGATTACGATTACAGCCCCTCCGCCGCCCTGCATGAAATTGAAAACCACCCGGAAATATATGGGGAGTTCGGGGTGCGCGTCTGCCGGCAGACGCTTTATTCCTATGTGGAAAAGCGGATCTTTGCCCGCCTGACCAATAAAGACCTACCTTTTAAGGGGTCCCGCCAGAAGAAAAAGACCAAGCACATACGCCGCATGAAATCCGCCGCAAAGGGGGACAGCATAGAGAAAAGGCCGGAGGAGGTCAACACGCGCCAAGAGCCTGGCCACTGGGAAATGGATCTGGTGGTGTCCTGCCGCGGCGGTCACAAGTGCCTTATGGCCCTAACCGAGCGGGTGACCCGTCAGGAGATCATGCGCCTAATCCCGGACAAGAGCGCCGCCAGCGTGGTGCGGGCCATGAATACGCTGGAGCGGAAATATGGAAAAATGTTCCCGGAGGTATTCAAGACCATTACCGTGGACAATGGCACGGAGTTTTCCGACTGTGAGGGCATGGAAACCTCTGTATTTAAGGCAGGCGGCCAGCGTACCAAAATGTATTACTGTCACCCATATTGCAGCAGCGAAAGAGGAAGCAATGAAAAGCAAAACCAGATGATCCGGCGAAAATTCCCAAAGGGAACCAACTTCGACAAAGTTTCCCCCAAAGAGGTCCGCGTGGTGGAGGACTGGCTGAACAGATACCCCCGCAAGATCCTAGGATGGTATAGCAGCGCGGACCTGTTCAACCAGATTTTTGGGGGCATTTGAAAAATTTTTTACTTTTTGTTACGCTTACCTATTGACATTTGCCTTATTCGTTTTCATAAATATCCCACATTTTAAGACAACCAGCAAAATATGAAGCAGTGTTGCAAAGATAGGAATACTCTTAAACCAGTTCATATTTCTAATCCAGAGAATCAAAACATTTATAAATGCCGAATACAATACGCTAAGGATTAGAAAATAGGTGCCTAATAACAAGATAAGGTTTGGCAGACGAATGGAAATCATCAAAAGTAGAGGAAACAAAAGGATCAGCGTTCCAATCCATAGTGATAGCAGATTCTCTTTAACAATACTTGAGATTTTAATACCATTAGCAAGTTTCCATTCTATTCTCTTTGTGATTTTTTCTTGCTGCAACATATCCTTGCTTATTTCTCCGGCAAAAAAGATAAATAAGCACAGGTATCCATCAAGCATAAAATACTTTATATCAACGCCAAATACAATGTTCTCTGAAATATCCCCAAAGTTCATCAGAGAGATCATGCCGAAGATAGCTGCTACCGCACTCATAAATATAAAATTCCAGTTCAATACCCTTTTAAGGTTTAAGGTTATCAAACCCATTCGCCATCCCTCCTGATAACTGCTTCGTTGCTCATGTGCCGAGCCTTAAAGAAACTTAATAGTGCAAACATCATGCAAAGTGCAACATCAACCACAATAATCAAATAGTCAATTCCTATATGATGTTGATTCACAAACTCTGTAATTCGTTCTGCCGACATCGCAATCAAATAAACCAGTGCAAAATTACCAAAGAATAGAACATTTTTGAACAGTTTTACTCGTTTCACATCCAGTACAATGATATTCAAAGCGACAATCTCACAAAAACTAAGTACAAGAATACTAAGATAAACGCATACGATCCGCCCAAAGCTCATTGTCCAGTCGGTAAAGTAATAGCAACTCATAAAAACAAAGAACGGGATAATACCAGAAAAGCGGAAAATCTGTATCGAATACTGTTTTATAATCTCTTTTACCGCAATTCCAGAAGCTGCAAAAAATTCAATTCTCCGGCTTACCTTATCCTTTGCTGTCAAATCTACAATCATAGCACCGGATTGCAGGGAGGTAAGACCAAAAATAACCGCATAGAGCATTAGGACTAAATAATCTTCTCCCTTAGACTGCAAGGCGTCCATCTGCATTGCAAAGCTCATAAAAATCGCCAGAATGGCAACAATCGCAGTATCAATTAGGAGGCTTTTACTTCTGGTAAGATAGTAGCCTGCGCCTTTTCCCATGTTACTCATGCCGATTGCCCTCCTTAATAAAGATTTCTTCCAATGATTGTCCTTGCATTTCTTGAATACCCTTATCAAACAGCAATCTGCCATTTTTAATCATAGATACATCATCAGCGCACTTTTCAATCTCGCTAAGGTCATGTGAAGTGATAATAACCGTTTTTCCGTCAGCTTTTAGAGCCTCTATCAAACTACGGATTTCTACTCTGGATATGGGGTCTACACCCGATGTTGGTTCATCCATGAGCAGAATATCCCGTCCCATCATAATCACAATCAAAAGGGACAGTTTTCTTTTCATTCCTTTAGAATAAGTGCTAACACGCTTTCCTAAATGCTCGGTCAATCCTAATTGCGTACAATAGCCGTCTGAACGATCATTTATTTCAAATCCAAAGTATTTTCCAAAAATTTTCAAATTTTCAAGACCAGTCTTTTCGTCATACAGATAGTCATTTTCAAGCTGCATTGCATATTTCCCTGCAATGTTGATTGTCCCTGCATTTGGCTGGTATACCCCTGTAATCAAGCGCAGCAGTGTGGTCTTTCCAGAACCGTTCGGGCCAATAATCGCATGAATAGTATTTGCTTTTACATTCAGGCTAAAATTCTCAAACAAAACCCTGCCACTAAAAATCTTTGTTAAGTTCCTCACTTCAATCGCATTTTGAATTGCAGACATATTTTTTGCTCCTTTCATCTGGTGATCCAGCGTATAGATATAGTGTATAAAACGAAGAAGCATTTTGCATGAGTAATTACTGCAATTTCGATACTGCCATCAGGCAAATGTCACAGAAACCTCACAACGAGAAAAAATTTAGTATTCAGTCAGTTCCACAATTACATTACTCTGCTGATACAGCCAGTCCGTAAATTCTTTCGGGCTGGCTGTTCCTGTTTTTACAGCCTTTT